GATGCCTTGTATGACGCTTACATGGCTTGGGGTCGCGGTGAGCGCCAGCATGCGGCAGAGTCGGCTGCGGTTGCGGGTGATATGGGACTGGCTGCGCGATTGGCGCGGCAAGGTGAGAACTATGGGGAGTATTGGTGATGGATAAGCTAGAACGAATCCACCTTGAGCGCTTGTATAATCAGGCGCTAAAAGACTTTGACAAATTGCATGAGGCGGCTGCCGTAGTGATTGAGCAGCATAAGCAAGGCAATCTGACCGATGCAGCTATTTATGACTTGGAGAACGCAATATGAACGATAAACAGTTAAACAAGATAGCCGAGGTCATCACTTGGGTTGTGGTTACTATAATCATCTTCACCTTTATATGCTTGAAGCACTGATGTTTTGGCAAGCCCATGAAGATCTAGCATAGCTCCAGCACAAAGCCCCACTTCGGTAGGGCTTTACTTTTATGGGTTTATTGTGGAAGATAGGGCAAACACAATTCAGGTTTAGGTATGAAACTTGCCGACAAGTGGCGAATACGGTGGGAAAAGGATGCCATAGAGCGAGCCAAGCGGTATGAGTTACGAGAGAAGAACCGCAAGGAAGCAGCTAGGGTACAGCAGTTCGACTTTCTCGATCAGGCAGTCAGAGCAAGTAAAGGTAAAAGGCGCATTGAGATAAACGAGAATGCCATACCAGTGCGCGAAGGTATCAGCAACGTCAGGAGCGATAATAACTTGTTCGAGTCACCCGAAGAATTCAGATACTTAGTTGAAGAATACGTTGCACTCAAGGCGGCAGAAGAAAAGCCACCAACTATATCAGGCTTAGTCATCCATCTTGGATTTGTCAGCCGATCCGAGTTCAATGACTTCCAAGCCAGCAATCCGCAGTATGCTAGAATGGTTGAGCTTGCCAAGACCTATATTGAGATGGGCTACGAGGAGCGGTTATTTTCAGCATCGTCACAAGGTGCATCATTCTGGCTCAAGAATCATGCAGGTTACAGCGACAAGAAAGAGATGGTGCATTCGAGCGCTACCAAGCCACTTCGTATCGAGCTGGTGTCTGGCGAGCTGGTCGAGGGCGAGTTTACCGAGGTTACTGACGAGCCGTTATCGCTTGAAAAGAAACCAACTGGATCGGGTATACCTTTAGACATTGAGCAGGTCGATCAGATCGGTGCAACTAGCAAGTCAGCATTCGATGACTTTGGGGTTTAATCATGGCAATCATTGACAAGCAGGATCGCAAGATAGTCATTATCGAGTCACCGTTCGCGGGTGATGTGGCAGACAATATCGCCTATGCTAGACGCTGTTTGCGCGACTCGCTGCTGCGCGGTGAAGCGCCATTTGCAAGCCACCTGCTTTACACGCAGCCAAAGGTGCTAGACGATGACGTACCCATTGAGCGCAAGCTAGGCATTGAGTCAGGCTTCGCATTTAAGCATATCGAAGGTGCATTGACCGCATTCTACATTGACCGATTGTGGTCAAGCGGTATGAAGGAAGCATTGATGTATTGCAAGCGGTACGGATTAGCGTACACCATTCGTAAGCTAGACGGAGAATACTTTGAGAAGATTTATCGAGGTGGTGAATGACCTCTAGCGTAAAACTACCTCTACCACCCAAGCTGATACCTGTATTTGCGCCGCCACTAGGCAGCGTCAGGTATCGCTATTCGCATGGCGGCAGGGGAAGCGCTAAGACTCGTAGCTTTGCACTCATGACGGCTGTGTTTGGCTACAAGAAAGGCATGCAAGGCGAGAACGGCGTCATACTGTGCGCTCGCGAATACATGAACTCACTCGAAGAGTCGTCAATGGAAGAGGTGAAGCAAGCCATTCGGTCTGTGCCGTGGCTGGCTTCGTACTACGAGATTGGTGAGAAATATATCCGCAGTATTGACGGACGCATCAACTACGCCTTTGCTGGCTTGCGCCACAACCTCGACTCACTCAAGTCAAAAGCCAATATCTTCTTGTGCTGGATCGATGAAGCGGAAGGCG